TTTTAATCTCATATTTCCACCAAGACATACTAAATCTTTATTTACAATTAAAGGTCTTTTTTCTAACATTTCAGGAAAGTCTTTAATGCTTTTTACTAATTTTCTAAATTTATGATTTTTAATTAATCTAGGATTATCAGGATGAACTCTTATATTATTTATTTTTTCAAGCCTCTTCATATTCTTTTAATTTATTTCTTAGATTTTCAACAATACCTCTAAGGCAACTTGTACAACTTGTCGGCTTTTGATTTTTCATATTAGTTCTATTATATATATATAAAAGCATGTCTCTTTCCTCATAAGATTCTAATTTATCACCCTTATATCTTTTAAAAAATTCTTTAACATATTCATATTCACTAGGCTTTAAATATCCTTTAGACGGATATAATTCATCAAGAGTTTTTTTTCTTTTATCGCATCCACAATCTTTGCCTGTAATTTCAGAAACCTTATCAACTACAGTTTTTATTCCTGTTGCTTTTGTAATTTTTTCAATCTTTGATCCCAATCCTTTACTCATAATAATCTTCTTTAAATTTATCTTTGATTTTTATTTTACATCTTTTAACTGTTCTGAAAATTGTTGCATAAGATATTTTTGTTTTTTTGCTCATTTCAGTTTTATGCAATTTAAATTCATATCTATATAAATCAAATAATTTCTGGTCAAACCAATAAAATGTTTTGATATATGCATCTACCTTTTTTTGTATATTATTATCACTTTTATTTTCAGGATAAAATATTAAATTTTCTTTTTCTCTGCGATTTAATTTTTGTTTATCAAATCTAACATATTTTTTTTCTCTCCTTAAAAAATCTATAAATATTTGTTTTGCTTTATTATATATAATATACGTTTGACTGTTATAATATTTGTCTAAAAATTTTAAAATCAAATGAGGTTGATTTTCTAATTTATCAATTTCATCTTGTAATTTTAAAAAAACATCATGTGTTATATCTTCATAAAATTTACCTTTTAATTTAAAATATTGAGTATCTAATTTATAAACAATATTTTTAATTAAATCATATTTCTCATATAACATTAACATCGCTTTTTTTTTATCCATGTTTATTTATCTTTTTGTATTTGTCAATTATTTCAATTAAGAAAAATTTATCCCATTTGTGTTTTATTTGTTTTGACAAAGCTACCTGAAATTTTAATTTATCAAATCTCTCTTTTCCAATTCTGTCAATTAAATTATATGTGTAATTTATAAGATCACCAGATTTGTAATAATTGCAGGACAAACATTGTCCGTGCACATTATCTTCATTAAATCGAATTACAGGATGTTTACCAGCAGAATAATAATGCCCAGCCTGCAGAGTAGTATATTTACCACATGAAATGCATGGTTTATCTTTGTCACGATTTCTTATAAATCTATGAAAGTGAGTTACTGCAATCCTTATTAAACTGGATAAGGACTTATTAAGAAGTACTTTATTTGTAGCCATATTTTTTTATATAGCCAACTAGACAAATCTAAGTAAGGAAAAATTTTTTAAAAAAACAAATATCAAATAAAAAAAACCCCCTAGTTAGGTTTGAAAAAATATATAAGAAAAAAGGGTAAGAATAAACTAGGGAGTTTTAAAAACATCAAATTAACGGTATGAACAAATCCGTAAAGTGGATTAATCTATATTTTTTTTTAATGCTTTTATAATTTCGTTATATGAATGATGTGCATCCTTAAAACTAATTTCGCTAAGCATTGATGCTACTAATATACAAATTATTTGTTTTCTTTCATATTCAGGTAATTGTAATGCAATCTCACAAAGTTGTTTTGGGATTTTGTTCATTGTTTTTTCACTGTATTTTATAATTTATCAATTTCTTTTTTCAATTGTAATTTAATGTTTTTATATTCCTCTTTATTAAAAGTCTGTAAAAATTCATAAGGAGAAATATCTAAATACAACTCAAATTCATCCATCATTCCTATGCCTTTTATATCTTCTGAACTGTGAACAAAAACTCTCATTCCTAACATAATATTTTTAGTATCTTCATTTTCATTATTTGGAGGTGCATATGTATGTATTAATTTTACCTCTCCAAATATTTCTTTATTTTTATTTATATCCATAAATTCTATATCTTAAAGTGGTAACTGGAATATTAAATTTTTTTGCAGTTTTAGTTAAATTATTTGATTTTATAAAATAATCTTTTGCTTCTTTTATTTTTTCTTTTGAATATTTGATGCTAGCAAGTGTTGCTTTCCTTTGTTGACTATTTATAAATTCAATTCCATTATCTTGATAATTATCTTTTGCTGTTCCAATTTCAATATTTTCATAACTGTTGTTTTGTTTGTCATGATCCATGTGTCTTACTTCTGTACCAATATTATATAATTTATAACCAAATTTTTTAAATGCTTGAATTCTATGTAAAAAAATATCTTTTGTAATTTTTTTATTTAATTTTTTATCAAATAATTTAACTTGAATTTTTTTATAATCATTTTTTTTTCCATATCCTATGCTTTTATTTTTTGAATTTAATAATGTACCATCTTTTAACATTCTGTATCCTAATTCTAAGACTTTTTCCTCTCTGTTATCAGATTTCTTTTTTTTATAATTTATTTCTTTGTGTTTTGTTTTCATTTTATTTAGTTTTAGTTTCAATATAAGTGTCTTTGTATCCTTTTTCGTGCCATTGTATTTGTTCTATTTTAGCATCAAGAAAATTGTCAAAAATATTTGGAGTTCCACCTATCCATACATAATACTTTATATTTTTCATTTTTTAGTTTTAATATTTCAATAATTTTTGTGTTTCCATCTATTTTCATTGTGTTTAAATAATGCCCTCATTACATCTCTATGACTTAGTGATCCAAATAATTCTATTTCTCCATCAGCTATTTGATTAAATACATATATAAAATCAGTAATTTTAAGGTTTGAATATTTAGAAATAATTGATTTTGCCAATCTTTCATTTTCCTGATCTAATAATTTATCTTTAAATTTTAATTTACTATTCAACTGCATCAATAATGCTTCAATTAAACCCTCTGAAAATTCAATTCCTTTAGCTTTTATTAATTTATTTATTGTTGGAGAATCAGATGAAATTGCTTTATGTATTGATGTAATATTTAAATTATTATTAAGACTGTAATTTACTAATAATTCTTTGTTTGTACTTTTCACTAAGTCCATTATGTTCTGTGTTTTTGTTAATAATTTCATCTTCCCAAGATTTATTATTTAAATAAGTCATTGGATTTTTTCTAAATGATTTGTCAGGAGTTGAATCTATATAATTAGGTAAATGATTCATTATTGCTTCTCTTTCATTTTGTTTTAATCTTTTCCATTTAATTTCACATTTTGGTTTGTTTACTTTTTTATCGTAAAAATTCCAAAAATCATTAAAAGAAGGTATAATATCAATTTCAATATCATTATCAATATCAATATCATTATCAGTATTTTGAAGAATTTTAATTTCTTTTTGATTTTTATTTGAATCTATTTTCTTTTTTTCATAAGCACTTTTTCTTGCTTTACTTCTAATCTCTGAAATTTCATTTTCTTTTTTATACCTCCTGCTTGTTAATTCAATAAACCCTGTATGGTAAGATATATCACATATTTCATTCAATTCTAACTCTTTTAAAGTTTCATTCATTTCGCTTTCGTCCATACTCCAAAGATTTTGTAAAGATTTTGTAGGAATTTTGATTGAACTTTGTTTGCCTTTTGAATGTAATTTCATTACAATTCTTAACCATGCTCCCTCAGCTTTACAACTTAAAATGCTACAATCTTTTATCCAATCTCCTGTATATAAATCTATATATGGTAAATTTTTTTTACTCATTGTACATTATCTAAATTATGTTTTAATATATCATGATGATTTAATATTAATTCATAAAATTCTTTTCTTACACTTTCAGGGGAAATCTCGATTAATTCATATAATTTTTCTTTATATTCTACTGGCATATTCTCTGAATCTATTCCCCTAAATCTATCTCTCAAATAATTTGATAAATTTCGAAATTTCGAATCTATAACAAATAATTCATCATGTTGTCTTAAATATAATAAAATATTTTTTCTTTCAACATTCAAAAATTCAGCAATACTTTTATTAGTTAATCCGTAATATTTAACTTTTATATATTTTATAAATATTAACAATAAATGAAACTCTTTTGACTGATCTCTTTTTTTAGTCAAATTTATTCCATACTCATCTTTTATAATATTATTATAACTCGATAATAAATTTATTGTTTTGAATCTTTGTGCTCTTATCATTTTAATTTATTTAGAAATATTAATGTCTAGTTAGCTATTTCTTTTTTAAAACTAAACTTTCTTTTGTTATAGATATTTCAGGAAAAGGTAAATCTGTTTCTCCATTATTATCTGTCCATCCTTTTTTATCAGATGTTAACATTGTATTACCTGATTCAATTCCCTGAAATGCTTTTTTGTATTTATCCTCAACTATTTTTAATTGATCCTTTAATTTTTTCCACTCTGGTATTTTTGAATAATTATATTTTGTATAACCATCTCTTTTTTCTAAACGATATCCTGCAAATTCATATGGCTCGGATTTATTTATCTGATTAAATGCAACCTCTTCAATTCCTGAAATAGAATTTTTTAATATTTTATCAAACATTTTCATAAGGATAACAACTGGCGGTGCTTCAATATTTCCTTGTATAACATTTTCAATTACATTTTGTACTAATTGCTCTGCTTTTTGTATATCGCTTACAACTTGCATTTTTTGACTTTTCTGATCCTTTTCAATCATTTGAATTACTTTGCTCATAATTTTACTTTTTTATTATTAATAGTTTCGATATTATTTTTAACAATATAATTGTCCTCAAATTCTTTCATTTTCATTTCAAAATTTGTCCTATCAAAAATATGCTCAATAAATCCATTTGAAAATAACGTATTATAATTTACATCATTTACATTTAGAGTTTCAATTATTTTACCAACATGATATTCTAAATCAAAAGGTTTTACACCTTTTTTCCTTAACATTTGATATGTGCCTATGTGTTTTGTATTATTCATTTTATCTATATTTATTTATTTAACCATTCATTAAAATTATCTGCGTACATTAAAATATCGTTTACCGATATTCTGTCTGCTACAACTAAATCCTTTGCATAACTCAATGCAAATGATTTATTATTTCCATTTCCTTTTTTTTGAAAACTATTAAAATTTGACTGAATGAATTTAATTTTATTATTACCCATTTTATCTTGTCCTGTGATCTCATATTCGATAAATTCACCCTCTTTATATTTTGGAGTATCTGTTTGATGATTTGCTAATCCAATTGTACCATCTTCAAATTCATATTCAAACGTATAAAATGTTCCATAATCTCCTGTCCATGAGCCATTTCCTCTTATTTTATTTATTTTACTTTGTGCCATTGTGTTTTATTTATAATTAATATTAAAATCTTTTAACTCTTGTTTTGCTGTTTTTAATTTATTTTCTGCTTTCATTAATCCTCTAGAATGATATTGAATATTCCAATTTTGTTCTTTAATCTCATCCTGAAGGATTTTTATATATTCTATTTTTTCTTGTTCTTTGCTCATACTAAAAAACATCCTGTAAACTTTTTTTAAAAATTTTATATTTTCCATTGATCTTTGTTGTTTTGATTTTACCATTCTTAATTACTTTTTGAAGATAATATCTGCTAACATTTAATCTTCTAGACGCTTCGCTAATTGAAATGAAATTATCTTCTCTAGGTATAGTTTTTTGATTTTCTAATAATGTTTCTATTTTATCAATTAATATATCTAATTTATTTAATATTTTACTTTTTTTTGCCATTTATTATTTTTTTACTGATATTTTAACAATACCATTTTTTAATTTATGTTTTACTATAATTCCTGTTTTTAATTTTATTTCTTTCATGATATATATTTTAATCTCTGTCTAATATGTCCTCAATATTCTTATTAATCAACTCACAAATAAACTCACTATCAAACCAAAATAAATCATTTATTTGTGTATCTGTTAAACCATTAGGATATAAATCTTCTAATGAATTAGTAATTTCTATTAATTCTTGATAACTTAATTTATCTGCTAAGTCTTTAGCGCCTGACCAAAACTCAAAATTGAATAAGTCTTTTTCTTGTATTATTTTCATCTTATTATATTTTAGTGAGAGAGATGGGAATCGAACCCATAAATCGCATCTCTGGTCGGCGTGCTCCAAGTGTTCTCTCATTTATTATTTTATCTATTTTTAATTTGGTTAATAATTAGATGGTCAAACAAGTTTTCTGAAATATTACCTTTACTAAAACCTGTTTTGTTAAGTCTTTGCAAAAAGGCTCTACTTTCTAAAACCTGTTCTGCTATTTGTTCTTTATTTTTCATTTTACTTATTTTTAAATTTGTATTTTTTTAATAGAATGTAAATAAATCTGCTAACTTAATAAACGAATCTTGATATTTGACATCATGTTCATTCCTAATCTTTATCTCTTTAGACTGTCGTATTAAAGACATTTTTATATTCATAATTTCAGAATAAGTTAATTCTAAATTTAATTTCTTTTTTAATTCTTTTGTATTTTTCATCTTATATATTTTAAAATTCTTATTGAATATAATAAAATTATTTTAAATATTTACAACTTTTTTTAAAAAATTTAAAAAAAATTTTAAAAATTAAAATTATAATTGCATTAAAGTATTAATTGCTGTGTGTCCACCTAGTACGATTCCA